GGGGGGCTCAACCCTCTGCACCAGATAATGCAGTTCCTGTTAATAATATGTCTGATATGGATGATGAGATTCCATTTTAATTATGGTCGATAAAGTAAGCGATACACACTATAAACTTGTTAGCGAGGTCTATGAATTAAAAAAAGACTTCGCTTTCAAACAAGAAGAAGTACAAGCATTGTATTTAGAAGTAAAACAACAAAGAGGTTTAGCTGAAAAATACCAGTTAGAAAACAAACATTTAAAACAACAAATAAAACAATTAGAAGAAGAACAGGAGGACTTGTTAAATTACCCATGATTATATTTGGAAAAACTAAAAGCGATTGGAAAGCAACAGAACTTTATTACAGACGAGAATGGATTTGTTTTGTAGTAGGATTTATTATAGGAGTTATAGTATGAGTTTAAGTAATAAATCATATGAAGAACTAGAAAAAGCATCTACTGAATGGAGTATAGCACATGGTAAAGTTATAATTCTAAATGAAGGTCTTAAAGCAACTTATTCTAAATGTTTTTTAAAACATAAGCTAGATTCTAAAACTGTTATTGAAGCTGAACACAAAGCTAGAACAGATGAAAATTATAAAAAAATTGTTGAAGTTTATGCAGAAGCTGAAATGGCTTTAGTTAAAGCTAGATACCATTATAATAATTTAGATAAGTATGTAAGTTTAAAACAATCTGAATTAAAAAGAGATTTAGCTTTAAATAGTAAAGTTTAATGAATTTCACTAACGAGAATTGGCTTGCTCCCTTGTTTATCAGTTAGTGAATAGAGTTATTAGCGAGAGTTAATAATTTGGTCTTGGGTGGTTTGCTCTCTCTCTCCACCCTAGATTTAATGTCTAGTTATTTCAAAATACTTTAAGCTAGTTTTAGATGTGATGGGAGTTTCAGTATAATCATAACCTACAAGATCAACTTCAGGATTTTTTTGTACGTCAGATAACATTCTTAATAGTTTAGTTCTGTTAGGAACAACATCTATAAATCTAAAATTAACAAAATGTCCGTAAGGGTGGTGGGAAGTTTCTAATCTAAATTCTACTTCAATAATTACTGCATCAACTTTCATTGAAACATATTACTTCTTTTTGTTTCTGTTTAAAACCTTATCTGTCATCTTGGTAGAAAATGTTGCTGTAAAGACGATAATTACGAGATACCATACGCTATCAGGGAGATCATTTATGATTCTTACCCATTCTTCAAATCTATCTCTTGTACTTTCAAACCAACCTGTACTTAACATTCCAATAAGCCAAATGAGTAAAATTTCATCTTTAAAACTTTTATCTTGGCTTTTAATTTTAGTTATATCTACATCTTTTGCAGCTTCTATTTCTGCTGCTCTTATTGTTTTAACTTTTTCAGCTTTGTGTTTAAAATGTTCAGTAGCCTTATTAAAGACTATTTTTGTTAGAGGATTTTTTAGTAAAGCTAACCACATAATTATACACTTATATTACTTGTTACAAATATTATTGTTGCCCAGTATAGCACAAGAATTGAATAAATTATATAAGTGAAGTTCATTCATGCTTAATATTCCTTATTTTTTATTTTGCAACTCTTTTGCTAATTCGCAGTAATGAATGATTTTATCCCATTTCTCGTTAGGGTTTTCTCCGACCTTATTTCGAAGTGCGTATTTTATAATATTACCCTGTATAAAGTCTAACTTATTCTTAACTATAAACTCAATAGGTTGGATTTTATATTGCTTATAGTGCTTCCCACCTATTTGCTTGTCAGTAGCCTTTAAATCGCTTTTATGACCCTTTAACCTAGACAATTTTACCTATCCAGTTACCTTTTTTATCTAATACCATGGGAAGGAGTCTTGGAATACCATCTAGGATAATTCCACAACCAAGAATAAATCTAGTTTTAAAGTTTTTAGCATATTCAAATGCCATTGATTTTTGATTAGTTAAACAACCTACATTCATTCCAAAGAATAGATTATCTGGGTTAGCCCACCAAGAGATTACAAACTTCGTATGGTAATGTCCTTGAACAGCATTCATGCCCATAGCTTGTGAAACTTTTAAAATATCAGCACTCATACCATGAGTAAAAAAACACCTTTGACCATTAGACATAGTTAAAGTTATATTATCTACCCACTTCCATTTTTTTGTACCTAAAAAATCTCCATAATTTTTAATAAATTGTTTGCTCATTCCATATTTTAATGCTCGTCTAAATACTAAACTAGAGTGGTTACTATCTACTTCTGTAACATCTGGAAATACACTCTCTAATTCTTTTATATATTTTCTAGCTTCAGTTAATTCTTGACCAGCAGAATAAAGATCAGGATTTGAGTCGTGCATAGAAATTGCATGAAAGTCTAAACTATCTCCAATATTAATTATTCTATCTGGTTTAAATTCTTTTTTGATTTCTTTTAAAAATTTGATTGAGTCCTTATGATGATAAGGAATGTGCATATCAGAAATGACAAGGATTCTTTTATTCTTCATACAAGTATAACTTGTACCTTATTTTGATAATAATGTAAATATTACATAGCCCATAGCACTAATCAATGAGCCTGTAGAGATTAGTAAAATTTTCTCTAATCTTTTTACTCTTTCTTCTATTGAATTAATTTTATCGTGAGTTAATTTCTGCATTATTCTACATAGCTTTTCGTGAGATTCTATTTTCTGTAATGCGTTTTGTTTAGCCATTACTTTTTCTTTCTAGGCTTATATTTTTTAACAGCTTGTGAAATAAAGATGTTTTTATATAAAGAAACTTTTTTACCAAACTTCTTATCAGCTTTTTTTTTAGCTGATTTATATGCTTTAGACTTCTTGTTAAAAGATTTTGGTTTCCCTAATTTCTTTGGTCTAGCTTTGGCATATATAGGTTTCTTCATAGCCATTAGTATTTTTTCTTTCTTTTTTTCATAGCTGAATCTTTCATCAGTTTGCCATTTGGCATTCTATGATAACCTTTAGGAACTTTTTTAGTTTTAGTTTTTTTAGCCATATTAATTACTCATCTTTCCACCAGACCATTTTGCGTCTGGTAATCCATTATTATATGATTTTCCATCAAATGTTAAGACTTGTTTTCTATTTGAGCCATCTTTATATGAAACATGAATCCAACCACTATTTGCTTCGCCTGTATAATATTCTAAAATTAATTGGTCAAAGTCGCAATGATTCTGAATCCATAAAGCTACTTCAAGATTAGATACACCAGCTATTTCAAAATCTGCTGCTGCCGAACCATTAGCACAAGTATGCTGTGAATTTTCTGAACTACCAATGGCTAGACAAAGTTCTTTACTACGATAGCCACTTGTTATTGTAACTGGTTTATCAAACTTTACTCTTACTGGCTCTAGTATTTCATAACAAAGATCGCCTAGAGTTTTAATCTCTCCACTACCAGCTTTATTAGTTATTCCTTTTCTAGTAGCAGTTTGTGACTTTTCAAATTCTTCTAATGTAAAATGTTTGGAAAGCTGCATTAAAATCTTCCAATTATTATATTATTAAGCTGTATAATTATTACCAGCAACGATAGCTGCATTAACTGCTGTCATACTTTCGCTACCCCAATCATCTTCAGCAACCATTAACTCTAGGTGTTCAACATTTCTATCAACTGCTGATTGTTTATCTTCTGCTGTATCATCTGCCATTGAATCTCCAGCAATTACATCTGTAATTATAGTAACGCTATGACCCATAGCTGTATAGTCTTGTGCTTTTTCTTCTGTTGTTCTTGCCATTTTATTTACCTATTGTTGTTGTTATTTTTTTGTATTCATCAAGAATTAATCTAGGTTCTACCATATTGTTTCTTGGGTCGCTATCATAAAATTTAGACTCATTCCATTGATCTTTCATATGAAATTGTAGGTTTTTATTATGAGAATAACCAAACTGTGTCCAACGTGTTGAACCCCAAACAACTACTCCAGCTTTATTTGCTGACGGTGAGAAGTGATTTAAGCAACTATCAATAGCTACAAATCCTGTCGCATCTTTCATCATTTCATGTATCTGTGTCCAATGTAAATCACACTTAATAGTATCATTGTAACTAGGCTCATTAGGTAAAGTGCAATCAATAATAGTTGTATCTTTATATTCTTCTCTCAACATATTAACTACTTGTTGAGCAAGATAAGGTTGATAGTTTCTATTTGGATTTAAATTTGTGTATTGATTACTAGCATTAAAACCCATTTGAGGTTGTCCACCAGAAAATTGAATTAATAAATATTTACCTATCTCATTTTTAGTTAGCCATTCTTTGACACTATCTTTATGATGCTTTGTGTATAATTTAGGCAACATAGATTTATCATATTCAACACCATGATGTTCACAATAGCTTTCAATTATATGTTGTTTGCCAAACTGAAAATTAGATTTGTAAGGCTCACAGTAAAATATATTATCTGATGCCATTATCCTTGCGTCTTGCAAAGGAAGTGTTTGTTCTAAAACTAATTTAACATCTGGATTACTTGCAAAGCAACCAATGTAAGGTGTGTATATTTGAACTTCTGATTTTTCTTTTAGTTTAGGAATTAATGCAGTAAATGCAGTACACTTACCAACACCTCCCTCTACAACATATGTGTTTAACATTTAACCTTCTAAAGTTTCTATTCTTGTTTTAAGTTCTTTGATTGCGTTGATTAAATAAAAAGTTAATTTTTCTGGGTTAAATGTTTTAACTCCTGAACTTTGAGTAGTAACCATTTCTGGAAATATAGCTTCTATTTCTTGTGCAATAACTCCAACTTGAACTCCAGATTTATTTACATAAGCTGTTTCAACATTTTCAAAATCTGTAACCTCATCTTTAGTTCTGTATTCAAAATTTCTAACTTGTATTTGATTAAGTTGATTTAAACCTGTGTTGTTATTAACAATATTTTTCTTAATTCTTCTATCAGAAGTTTGTGTCCATGCTGTAGCATTTGCAGTATTAAATACTCCATTAGCAACATTAGATACAAACATAGTTGCACTACCTTTACCTGTACCACCATGACCTATAACAAGTTCAAATATACTTGTATTAGCAGATGGATTAGTAGCATGACCAATCAATGTGTTGAAACAACCTGTTGTTACA